CCACCACCACCAGCTCCACCACTATTTGGATTATTTGTTCCGCCACCACCACCATAATATCCTCCGCCACCTGCACCAGAATATGTGCCACTTCCCGAAATTGTATTACCGCCAGTTAAGCTAGAACCGCCATTTGTTGTACCACCAACTCCTCCAGCAGTTGATGTACCACCTTTTCCATTGCCAACACCTCCACTACCACCTGCTTTACCGGGAAATGTGGAAGGAGGACCGCCACCATTACCACCAACTTCATTTGTTCCACCACCACCACCTCCACCTCCAGCAGTTATAACTTCAGTTAATACAGAAGAAACTATTCTTTTGACCGCTGTACGACCACCACCTGTACCGCCTTGCGTTGAGACAGTTGAACCACCTCCTCCATATCCTCCAGCTACAGTCGTTGAATTAGTCCCTGTAGTTCCAGCAATACCAACAACAAATGTAAGCGTTTCACCGGGTGTAGTTGTTATTATACCGGATACTAAACCCCCTGCTCCTCCTGCAGTTCCTGTAGCAGATGCTCCTCCACCTGCTCCTTTTAATATAACAAGTACGGATGTTACTCCTGTAGGAACTACTAATGTCTTGTCACTTCCAGTAGCAGAAATACTTGTAATTTGATTTGTTGTGATTGTTCCGGGAATATTTAGTAGACCCGATCCATCGCCTACAAATTTTCCATTTATTTGACCCGACGAAATGGTTGAAAATAAGCCGCTATTTGCTGTAAATGAGATAGTTGAGATATTTGAGGCTGTAAGAATACCTGTACTCAGCAAAGTTGTACTTAAAATAGCAGGCACAATGGAAATTCCATTCGCATTAAAAGGAATATTTGTTAGCAAAGAACCGTCACCAATATGCTTTCCATAGATAAATCCAGCAGAAATAGTTGAGAAGAATCCATAGGAAGTAGACAGTGTTGTTGCGCTTAGATTACTTACCCCTAAGAGAAAAATAACCGAGTTACTAATTGCCGCAAATCCATTTACAGTTGGAAGATTACATAACTGGGAACCGTCGCCAAAGAATTTCGCATAGATTGAGCCAGCAGAGACCGTAGAGAAGAAACCGTAATTTGTTGACTGTGTGTTGGTAGACACATTAGAGGCTGTTAACAAACCGGTGCTTAGCAAAGTTGTACTTAGAATGGCAGGTACAATAGATATTCCATTAGCATTAAAGGGAACATTAGTTAACAATGAACCATCACCCACAAATGTAGCATAGATTTTACCAGCGGAGATTGTGGAGAAGAAGCCGTAATTTGTTGACTGTGTGTTGGTCGACACATTAGAGGCTGTTAGCAAGCCAGTGCTCAAAAAGGTTGTACTTAAGATAGGTGGAAGGGCAGCTAAACCATTTACGATTGACAGATTGCTTAACTTGGAACCATCACCCACAAATGTAGCATAAATTGAACCAGCAGATATTGTAGAGAAAAAGCCATAATTTGTTGAAAGAGCATTAGTTGAAATATTAGACGCTGTTAAGAAGCCTGTGCTTACCAGGTCACTTGCTGAAGGGAGATTTTTTAGCAATGAACCGTCTCCAACAAATTTACCATAGATAGAACCAGCAGAAATTGTGGAGAAAAAACCATAGGTTGTTGAAATTACGCTGACTGAAATATATTTGGCTGTTAGAAGACCTGTGCTCAGCCAATTTGTGCTCAGATTAGGCGGAAGAGTTAATGGAATATTTTTAATATAGGATGAAAGTGTTGAAAAATTTTGACTTACAGTTGTAGATGTATAGACAGCAATTGTGCTAATTGGTTCAAACGTCGGGTATGGAACTCCAGCCCCGGTAAGATTTGAAATTTGAGAACCGTCCCCAATAATGTAATTCGCTGTAACAGTATTAAGAACTGTGTTTCCTGCTACAGTCAAATTTCCGGATACAATATTTGTGCTTGTATTTAATTGATTTTGAAAAGCCAAATTAATATTTCCTGTTGCAGTACTTACCGGATTAAACTGATTTGAAATAAAATTCTGACTAAAACTAGTGCTAAAACTTATAAATGCTATGCTTAAAGGATAGAATTGACCAGCTTCTAATCCAGATGTATTAATTTGACGTTTATCAACTACATTAAGTAACGTTGACATATATATTAATTGTGTATTCGTATTACCTGCTAAAGTTGAGAATCTATCAGCAGTTATAGTTGACATTCCAATATAAATCGTATTTGCTGGAGTTTTCAAATTAGGAACTGATAACTGAACATCACCAATGCCTACAAACGTAATTGAACTGTCACTCAAAAAAGCATCAAGTACAACCTGTTGCGAAGTGGGTGGTTGTGTATACGTACTATTATTATTAATAATAATACTGGTATATTTTGCTCGGTCCCCCGTTACAACATTCAAATTCTTTACATCAAAAAAAACAGTGTTTGTTCCAGGGTCGCCATGAATAGAAACATTGCTACCAGCGGTAAACTTGAGACGAGGATTATAATTATTGTTACTACTATTTGAACTTAGAAGAGAATTGCCTCCACTTATATCAACTGCCAAAAAGTTTGTTGTATTCAAATATAATGCGTTACTAATTATTTGTAAATTCATGCCACCACCATCACGTAGATTCAAAACTGAATTATTATTTGTTGCCACTATTCCTCCCTGCGATGTACTTAATGCTGTAAATTGAATATACGGATTCGTTACAGTGCTTAATGTTGTCCATACTGCTCGTCCCTGCGAATCAGTTATTAGTGTAAGGCCTGATGTGATAGGAGCATTGTTTATATCACGCGGATATATCTGACCCACTATAAGTTTGTCAATCTGCTGTGTCGTCCGTAATGACATACCCTATTCTAAGTTTATATAAATTAGAATTTGGAAATTCATGCGTTGCCAGTATAAACTAATAAAACATCATAATTATAGGAATGTCAAGCGGTGGTGCTGCTTTACAAATGATCGCTCGGGGTCGTCAAGATATTTACTTAGTTGGCAACCCTCAGATTACTTTTTTTAAACAGGTATATCGGAGATATACGAACTTTGCGATAGAAAGTCAGCCTATTTATTTTGATGGTACAGCTGATTTTGGTCGACGCATTAGTGCCATAATTCCGCGCAAAGGTGATTTACTTCATCGAATGCTTATTGAAATTAGTCTTCCGCAAGTTGTGGTAAATGACGCAAATACTTCATGGGTCAATGCGATTGGCCATGCGATTATTGAGGAGGTTAGCATTGAAATTGGCGAAAAGCAAATTGATAAGCAAACAGGCGAATGGCTACATGTTTGGAGTAGTCTAACAACATCCATTTCAAAGGAAACTGCCTATTACAACATGGTTGGTCGGCAAACCGCATACACACAGGATGCGCAACCTGGACCGCTTAAATTGTATATTCCCTTACGATTCTGGTTTAACAATAATATTGGTTTAGCATTGCCTTTGATAGCATTACAAACGCACCCAGTTCGTCTAATTGTTAAGTTTAGAGATCTTCAGCAACTTTTTTACCGAGACTCACTCCAAGGAAACTCATTAGAAACTATTAACGCTGTAAAAATAACAGACGTCACAGTATACGGCGATTACATCTATTTAGACGTTGAAGAACGTCGTAAATTTGCCAGCGTCAAACATGAATATCTAATTGAACAACTTCAATATTCACCTCAAAACAGTATTCCCGCTAATTCAGCTGTAGCCAACATTCCCCTGAACTTTAACCATCCTATAAAAGAACTCATCTGGACAGTCCAGCAGACGAGAATGTTAGCAACAAATGAGCCATTTAACTTCAGCAGTCTACAGTTAAATGAGCCAGGCAGACCCTACGATTTGATTCTTGATTCAGTTATTAAGTTCGATGGATTTGACCGCTTTCAAAAACGTGACGTTTCTTACTTTCGGCTAGTTCAGCCGTGGCAGTACCACACACACGTACCCGATGATTTTATCTATGTATATTCATTTAGTTTGAATCCTGAAGATAGCCAGCCGTCTGGTTCTTTCAACGCAAGTCGTCTTGATTCGCTCGTATTAACTATGACAATGAATAACCAATTAAATAACACAGGAGCATCTATGTTTATAGCTCCTATTGTTCAAAGAGATGCGCTATGTGTAGTATACGGTGTAAATTATAACGTTTTACGAATTGTTGCGGGTATGGGTGCCTGCTTATTTATCGCGTAGTAAATAGGGTATGGCAACACCATCTATACAAATTCCTGCTCAAAAACCGATTCTAGCACCACCTCCTCCTCAAATTCCTATTTCAGACCATCATCCCCAGCATACGAAACTTTCACCCGAAGCAAAAATCCCTTGTCCTAATCCAAATCAAGGTGCTAAAAATGACAGTGCTCTTTATGAAAATTTTAAGGTTCATTACAGTGATATCTGTACATATATTAATCCGGATAGAGATTTTGAGACTGCGAAAACACTGTCTACATTTGGTGGCCTTCTAGCATTAGACCACTTCTATCTTCGGAGTCCAACGACGGCTTTTTTGAAAATCTTTGTAAACTGTTGTACTTTTGGTCTCTGGTGGGCATGGGATGCTAATCAGTTCTGGTTTGAGAAAGAGCATGTCTTGAATTATGGTCTAAATTATCTGCTGGATTACGAGCGTGGTATTGGACGTGGAACATTACTGGATAACAAGAAGCCAGAATTTGTTCCTAAGAAGGACTTTATGACATTTATGGCATTGGCTATTTTCTTCGGTTTTTTTGGGTTGGACCGTATGTATTTAGGGGGTGACTTTGTTTGGCAGGGTTGGGCAAAGTTTTTATCTTGCTTTATTTTGATTGGCCTAATTTGGGTAGTTCATGACATATTTATGGTTTTAGTTCAACCAAATGTTGTGTTAGACGAGGGCTATCCTGTGCCCCTTCCTTTTAATACAATGTATGATGAGTGGGATAAAACGAAGGCCAAATATATTGGTGATTTGTTCCAAGTAACAATGGACCCGCAAGAAAAGCAGATTTTGGAAGAAGCTGCTGCGGCGGCTACTGCTGCTGGAGGTGGTGGAGGGGCTGGTGGAGGACTTGCCGCATTGGCAAAATCAAAGATGAGCGGTGCGATGGGTAAACTTGGTGGACTAGCTAAAAGTGCCGCTATGATGACACCTGCTGGAAGACTTGCTGCTGCTACAGGAGTACTTGGACCCCCTCAACAACGGGGCGGTGGAGAAAAAGATATCGGTGGAGCAACAAAAGTTGCGTTTACAGCAGTTCTGCTAGGAATTGGAGGCTTAGCAGGCTATAGTTTTTATAAATCTTCCAAAACTTAAAAGAGAAAAATGTTTGAATAGCAGAGAATGGAGCCCCTTGTCAAGCAAGAGAAGTTTGAAGAACTATACCGAGACCCGAAAGCCGAAGGCAGGCGCGTCTCTGATACACTTTTTATTGTTTATTTTACGGCTACCTGGTGCGGTCCGTGTAAGAAGTTAGATAAGGATCTTATTGCCAGCGCTGCAAAAGAGAAGGGTATTCCAATCTACATCTGTGACTATGTTACAAATGAGTATACAGTTGGCTATTGTATGGTTAACTCATTCCCAACATTTGTTGCTTTCAACTTGGGAAAGGAGAAAAATCGTCTAGCAAGTAATCAAACTGAAGCTGTGGTAACTTGGATAGATTATGTTTCTGAAAAGTAGGGTGTGACGAATGACAGATTTCATCTATGAATATGTGATTGTTGGAGGCGGTATGGCCGGTCTACATATTGCTCGGCTTCTAGCAAAGAAATATCCTGAACGAAGCGTGAATATTATTGAGAAATATGATTATTTTGGCGGGCGTGTCTATACACATACACCTCGGGATAAGCCGAAGCTTCACTATGAGGCTGGAGCGGGGCGCGTTGCTGACCATCATAAGATGGTGGGAAAATATGTTGAGGAATTCGGATTGACCAAAGCATATATTAAAGCACATGTTACACATCGGCATGTGGAGGGCGATGGTTCTTTGACCATCAGTGAAAATGCCTTCACTGAAATTATTGGCAAAATGCTTGAAGATTTACCCGCAGGAATAAAGTCCCGGCTTCATGAGCTAACAATCAAGGAGGCGTGTTCATTGGCCTATGGAGAAGAGATTGTAGACCGTGTCTTCTCTGAATTCGGATACAAAGCTGAGACTGAAGTGCTACGAGCAGATATCGCCTTTGATACATTTAAGGGGTTCATGGGGGAGCGGGGCAACTATTATGTGGTTAAGGAGGGATTGTCTGAGATACCGCGGCGTATAGCAAAGAATGTCTTGGAAATGGGTGTTCGCCTAACGACCAACGTAACTGTTTCGGGTTTAGAGCAAGAGAAGGACTGCTGGAAAGTAAAGGGTCACTGCTCGGATAAGCCATGGTCATGTTTGGCTAAACGTGTTATATTTGCTTTACACCGTGATGCTTTGGCCACTATACCTATGTTTGCAGGGAAGTGGATGGTGACGGGCGTTAAGATGGAACCTTTACAGCGGGTTTATGCGCGCTTTGTGGCCCCAAAAGGGAAACCGTGGTTTCATGATGTAGGGCATACCACAACAAATAGTGTTGTTCGGTATGTCATACCTGTGAATCCGGCAGAAGGCCTGATAATGATTTCCTATACAGATGCTTCGGACGCTCAGTACTGGATGAAGAAAAATAAAGAAATACAGAAAAAAGAAATTATGGCCGAAATCCGTAGGATTTTCCCTGAGAAGGAGATTCCCGAACCTGAACACTGGTCTTTTCATCCATGGACGGATGGATGCTCCTATTGGTTGCCCTATCCGGTGGGGCCTTTAGACGCACGGAAAGCCCAGCACGAAGTCCATTATCCTTTCAAGGCAACAGCACCGAATGTGTATGTATGCGGAGAATCATGGTCGTGCTGCCAAACATGGATGGAGGGAGCCCTGCGGAACGCGCAAGGGCTATTTGATGAGCATTTGTAGAGAGCATGCCCATAACAAGAGTTGTAGTAGAAGGATATAATAGTAACGTATTTTTAAATAAAATACCTTATTATTCACAGTTTAGACCAACAAGCGTTGGTACATGTTCTTTATGGCTTGATGGAGCAGATCCAGCTGGAAATGGTGTTGTTCCAGCAGCAGGGAATTTAGCGACATGGGTTGATAAAAGTAGTTCAGCAATTAATGCGATTGCTGGAACTGCTGTTTACCCACAATATAACAGAGCGTTTTTGAATGGATTAGGTGTAGTGGGATTAACTAATGCTGCGGACTATTTTACAGTTGCGAATAACTTTAATTCACCATCTCTTACGTATGTTTTTCTAATGAAACCTACAGCAGCAAACACAGGTGGAAATTGTGGATTACTTAGTACTGATACATCAGGATTATATGGTAGGTCTATCGCTCTAAATAATATGGTTTTTCAAATAGAATATTATAACGGATTTACAGCAACATCAGTAACAACAAATTCAACAACATGGTATATTATTTCAGTTGTTTTTAATGGAACAAGTTCTATTACACTTTCATATAATGGAGTTATATCAACATATGCTGGATCTGGAACAGGCACAAATTCAAGTGGTTTGACAATTGGTTCCTACAATAATGCTTCAAGTTATACAACCTACAATGCTAATTTTTATTTAGCAGAAGCACTTATGTATACAACTGCTTTATCACAAACAGAATTCCAGCAGGTAGAATCATACTTAGCCCAAAAATGGGGCTTATCTGCTAGTTTAGCAGCGGGTCATTTGGATAAAACCTTTCCAGCAGGTTCACCTACAGCTATACAGCCATATACAACAAGTGTACAAACTGTTTTAGGAGTTAGATTTTTTCCACCTGGAATTCCCACTATTTCAGCACCAACAAATACAAATAATGTAACAACATTGACAATGAGTTGGATAGAACCACTTGTTATTAGAACTGATGGAACAGTTACAGGTTATATTGTTTACATTTTAGCAGGCGGGAGCTTAGTTTCCGGCACAGGAATTGGTACAGGTGGGACACAAACTCTGGGAAAGGTTTTAGTAGCAAATTTTACACCAATGACTACAAATATTGCCTATTCATATTATGTACAGGGTACTGGACCTGGAGGAAGTGGTTCGGTATCCGCAACTTCTTCAACCGCAATATATTATGCAGCACCATCTGCGCCTACAGTATTAACAGTGACAAATACGGGTTCAACATTCAATACGGGCTGGACTGCTCCAAGTGGAACCATTACAGCGTACACAGTATATGTTCTTGCTGCAGGAATTTATATTGGTACACCTATAATTCTTGGCAATGTAACAAGCACAACATATTCTCCGATGACTACCAACGTAGCATACTCATTCTATGTAACAGCTACGAATACGATTGCTGGCGCTACAAGCGGTAATTCGTTGACATCATCTACAGTCATATATTATGCGCCCCCCGGTCAACCAACAGTAAATACACCAACAAACACAGGCAATATTACAACACTAACCATGACATGGAGTGCGGCCAGCGGAACAGTGTCAAACTATACAGTATTTGTATTAGCAAACGGCAGTTTAGTAGCAGGTTCTGGGATAGGAACAGGTGGAACACAAGCACTTGGAAATGTATTAACTGCTTCCTTTACTCCAATGACCACGAACGTACTCTATACATTTTACGTAAGAGCACTTAATAATGGTGTAGCAGGCACAGATTCAACAATATCTTCATCTGCTATATATTATGCAACACCAGGAACACCTACAGTAAATACGCCAACAAATACGGGAACAACACTGAATATGACATGGAATGCTCCAACAGGAACAGTTACAAGTTATACTGTATTTGTACTAGCAAGTGGCTCGCTTACAGCCACATTAACACCTGGACTTGTATTGACTACAACCTTTTCTCCAATGACATCATCTGTTCCTTACTCTTTCAATGTAAGAGCTACAAATGAAACTGTAAACGGTGGAACATCATTAACATCGGCAACTGTAACATTTAATGGAGCACCGGCAACACCCACAAGTCTAACAATTGACCGTATAGGAGTAACCTTCGCAAATTTTACAGTAGGCTCAGTAGCAACCGCAACTTCCTACACTGTTCAGGTGTATTCAGTTGCTACACGGACAAATACGGGAGGAACAGCTGTATCAGGCGCAAGCGCTACAAGTTCTACAACCAGCATAAGCATACTATTTAATTTCACAAGTTATTTTCCAGCAGGATTTTATTATGCGACAGTTACTGCCACAAGTTCTGGTGGCACATCGTCTGCCTTTACATCCCCGAGCATCGTAACAATGATTGGCTACACGGGTGCCAATCAAACATATACTTCACCATTTTCGGGCCTTGTTACAATATGCCTCTGCGGTGGAGGAGCAGCAGGAACTCAATCAGGCGCGGGAGGTAGTGGAGGATTAGTTGTGGCCACATATACAATAGCAAGTGGAACAGTCTATACAATCGCGATTGGTGGTGGAGCACTTGGTGGTAATTCCCATGGGTTACCTCCTTATACCCAGCTCTTAGCTGGAGCGTGGGGTGGAATAGGTGGTGTAGCATCTGGTGGTGGTGGTCTTTCTCCAGGTGGTGGTATGTCACAGTTTCAAAACCCTGGTCCCACAGCATATATAATGGCAGGAGGTGGTGGCGGTGGTGGTAATTCATCAAGTCTTTGTACAGACGGAAATGGTGGCAATGGCGGAGATGGTGGTGGTACAGCAGGAACTGGTGGTGGCACTGCTAACCCTGGTGCTGGTAGTCAATCAAGTCCTGGCGGTGGTGGAACTGCATCGGCAGCTGGAGCTGGTGGAGCAGGTGCGGTAAGTGCAGCTGGAGTTGCGGGTACCGTAGGAACTGGCACAAATGGAGGAGCAGGTGGAGCAGGTGGAGCTGGAACTGTTCAACGTGGCGCTGGTGGTGGTGGTGGATATAGAGGAGGAGGTGGTGGTGGCGGTTTAAATGGAGTTGGAGCAACAGGCGGTGCTGGTGCAGGTTCATCTTTTACCACAGGTGTTACACTCGTTGCTAGTGTTGTAGGTGGTGCTGTAAACGGTATGACTGACACTCGCTTTGGTACACAAGGTTTCAACGGCTCGTGTGCTATAATCTATTAAATTTTCTCTTGTATGTTTTCAGGCATGGAAACATTCCAAATTGTGGGAGATTTACATTTTTATCTTGGCTCAAAAAGACCTTTTCAACCATCAATGCTTGAGCCCTTAGCAGGTGCTAACTATCTTCTTGTCACTGGTGATATAACACAACCATACACAAAAGAGGCATTTTCATTTTACGGACATTGTGCTAAAAACTGGAAGAAAACGTTTATTGTCATGGGAAATCAAGAGTATGAATCAGCTGGCTATTATTATCCATTTACTATGGACTACAGTGAAGCCTATATGAGACATTTGATTAAAATAATCAATGCTGAGTATAGTGAAGAAAAACTTGTATTTATTCAACATGATTTTGTGGAATTACCAGAATTACAGTTGCGGGTCGCAGGACTAACATTATGGGCTAATGGAACACGTCTAGAAACTTTACGAAAAACATTGCTAAAACCAAATAATACATATTCTTTTAGTCTGGAAGAAGATCAGTGTAGTTTAACACTAAATATGAAGCTAAAACATTTTAAATCGTATGTTTTAACAACAGATGAATTTAGCATTCATGAAAAAGGAAATCCTGATGGAGTCCGCAATCCTTTTGATAATGATGGTAGTGTTTCTGTAAGTAAAATAAATCAAGAAGATTTGGTGAAACTACAGAAAAAAGATACTGAATTTGTTGAACAAATGATTACAGAATGTCTTGATAAGGGATACAGGTTAATGATGGTTTCACATTTTGTTCCCACACTTGATGTACTACCTGAGACTCTAGCAGTGAATAATTATATTGACCCATTTCCCTACGAAGAATTCTGTCGGGATATGACAAAGTATCTGAAAGAACCCATATGCGCTTGGATATGCGGACATATACACGAAGAACAAATTACTGGACTTGTTCATGTGAATTGTACGAGTGTTAAAATTTGAACTCTTTGCTTCTAGCAGACCTAAACTAAAGGCCTGCAATGTTCACAAAAGTAATCCCCAACAAGTTAGAAATTGAGCTACAAGACGTGGCTGCGGGCTATGGATTTGCTCCGCGTATTCATCGTATCGATGGAAACGTGGTACAAATGGATTCAATAAAAGGGTCATGTTTGGCGGATATCTATACAGATGACCCTTCCAAGGTCCCTGATTGGATTTGGGCAGAAATACATAAGATTCTAGCAGTTCTGTTTGAATGCGAAGGCATTGAATATGTGGATATCACGTCATATAATTTCATGCTAGAAACCGAGACAAAGAAAGTGTGGATTATTGATTTCGGGCATGCCTATTATTCTACAACACCTTTAGCAGATGATAAGAAGGCCATTAATTGGTTCCTGCGCGAAGTACTAGATGGAGAAAAGAGTTGGAACCCTGATTTTGCTTAAATTGGAAAAATAACCGCTGACATAAAGAGATGAGTTTGACTAAAGTTCCTATTTATGGTGCTGAACCATATGGTTTTAAGGCAACTGATATATCTGGTTGCAGAGTATGGTTAGATGCTTCTGATGTAAGTACAACCTATGCCCTGTTACCACAGACCGGAGTGCCTGGATATACTGATTATACATCAGCAAATGCCCAACAAATTACTGTTTGGGCAGATAAATCAATTGGAGGAAATGACTTTATTAAAAACGTAGATCCAACAAATATTCAAGATACAAGTCAAATATATCGGGGACCAACTATAGTAGCCCCTGATTCATATTTGACACCCATGGCCGTGTTAAATTTTGATCAAGGGAATAATACTGGTGGAAGTGATGGAGGCGCTTCAAATGAACCCCGTTTTTTACAGCAAAATTTAGTATCAGTTGGAGGATATACAGGTTTTCCATCGGCTGCCGGACCCCGAATTGGCACAGGAATATCAGCAACAACAGATATTTTTATAGTTGTAAGACCCAAATTTCTTACAGTTGCGGGTGATGTCTTCTCAATTGGTACTCGGCTTTCCACTGGACCCCAAGATTTTACATCTCTTTCAATAACAAGTAGTGGATATTGGAAAATTAGGTCACAGGGTGGTGCTCGTGATGTAACAAGTTCTGTAATTGAATCATTTAGTAGTTTTTCAAACGTTACTGGTGCAGATTCAGGCTATCGTATTCTTCACATATCATTATCAAATAATAGCTATGTTCTTCGCCGAATGGGTAGTGTAGTTGGCTCTAATGCATCATATACATGGGCGCCCGACCTAGCAGATTACCGATATTACGTAGGACGAGCAAATGGTGCAGCCAGTCCTGGAAACTATTTTAATGGAAAAATAGGAGAAATTTGTGTATATAATAATATTATAACAACTGAAAAGCGACTCGTCATAGAAAGTTTTATGGCAAAGAGATGGAATTTAGTTGATTTATTGCCTCTAGACCATCCGGCACGATTAACAAATATTCCTATTTTTCTAAGAGGCATGAGTTTAGCGGAAGCGCCAAATGAATATACCCGTCGGGGAAATATGGTGAAAATAGTGGTGGTTCAGCCTTAACAATATCTGATTCTGCTCTAAATTCAGTACCTGTACCTCCCAGCCCTTCAATTCCTACAACTACTGGAACTTCAAATTTACGTATGAGCTGGACTCCTGTCTATCCCGGTGGCATTCCAACTAGTTATACTATTTATTTATATATATCTACTGACAGCGGATCAACTTTTACTCAGACAGATATATATATAGCAATATAACAGCAGAAAATTATACAGTAATTGAAAAATGTGTAGTACTAGAACAATATAAAATCAAAGTAACAGCTACAAATAGTATTGGAACAAGTGCTCAATCAGTATTCTCAAGTACATTTACGTATAACGGTGCTGGAGGCTAAAAATACGGGTTCCAAATAGGAGGATGTCTTTAGTTGAAAAACAACAATATTTGCCAACTCATTATACGGGTTGCCAATTATGGATGGATGGAGCGGATTCAAGCAGTATGACTCTTTCAGGTTCTACTTTGACTGCTTGGCGCGATAAATCGGGGAATGGAAATACGGCAACAGCGAATGGAGCACCGCAAGTAACATCTGCTGGAATTGTGACTACTATAACTACATCACCTGGTGATAACTTCTATATGGAACCGCTTAACAATCCTCCTTCTACTAACACACTGAGTATTTCTATTGTTGCCACACTCAATTCATATTCTGGTGGATTGACCTGGCAGTACGGACGTATTGTTTCCTTTTGGAATGGAACAGGGGCTGACTTTAATGCAAATAGTTTTATAATTTGTCAAGAAGTAAATACTCAAGCTATACGCGTATATCATAACGGCGGTGGATTATTTGCTGCGTATCCAATTACATATGGTGTTCCATTTGTAACAACTTTGATCTGGGACGGGGCCAATTGTGCTTGGTTTGTAAATGGTTCTATGGCTGGCTATACATCTTCTAGCAATACTTTTTCCTTTTCAAAACTTGGATTAGGCGTTAATATTGGAAGTAAAGCATGGCCACATGATTGTCTTAATGGCGTCATCAGTGAAGTTATTATGTATTATTATGCCATGCCACAGGTACAGAAAATACAATTAGAAACCTATTTAATCCAAAAATGGGGATTAACTGGATATCTGGTTCCAAATGTGTGGCAACGTCCTCTCTATGTGGGAAATATTAGGGGAATAGCAAATGGTTCTCTAACATCTGTTGGAAAAATAACGAGCACTCTAAGTTATAGTAGAGTTGGACTCGTTTTTCACTTAGATGCTGGACATTCTTTATCGTATTCTGGCTCGGGTTCAACCTGGAACGATTTAGCCGGTTCTGGTCTAACAACAACTTTATATAATTCACCTTCATATTCTTCAGCAAATGGTGGATACTTGTCCTTTTCTCCCAGCAGTAGTCAATATGCTCAAACTTCTGGAGCGCTTTCATCATTGTCTAACTGGAGCCTTGAAGTATGGCATTATTTTACAAATACAAATTCCTTAGGGTCACCCTGTATAATAACTCAACAATTTACAGGCACATCAATAAATTATATTCTTGGAGTAAGAAATGATAATTCAACTGGATTAACTGCTGGTTATTATAATGCTGCCTGGTATAACACTACCACAAGTTATTCTCTTCCTGCTGTTGGATGGTATCATATTGTTGGAATGTATGATGGAACAGATATTAAACTATATGTAAACAATTTGCTGATTGATTCAGTAGCTTCAGAAACTTCTTCAATTTCGAGTGGAAACCCCATTAATTTTATGAAACGGTGGGATAATGCTGAGTTCTGGGGCGGGGCTCTAGCAGTTGTCCGTATCTATAACCGCGCATTAGACCCTCAAAAACTAGAAGCGAATTACTTTTGGGGTAGAGGACGTTTCGGTCTTTAATAGTCTTGACATAAACTAAATATGCCCTTATTGAGAAAAATTCCGGTTACTCCCGTATTACCTCCGGGGATAGGTGGATGTCAATTATGGTTGGATTCCGGAGATTCTGGTTCAATTACACTTTCATCTTCTAGTGTGTCACAATGGAACGACAAGTCTGGAAATGGGCGCCATTACACAGCATATGGAACCGCACCGGTCTACTCAAGTGCAGCCGGTGGTAGTGTAACGTTCAGTCAAGGTCAAGCATTAACAAATTCTGCTACGTGGAGTGGAAATGGAGCTGGAGTTGATATTTTTATAGTTACCACTCCTTGGTCAAATACCCAATACAATGATTGGAGAACACTCTTTCGTGGCGCTAATGCGGGACATCGCGTAATTATAAACTATACTAGTACTGCGTTTGGATATTACGCAAACAATGGTGGTGGATTTTTCCAATACGGATCATTTACATTAGACAATACAAAGACACTTATCTATGTCAAGACAGATTCATCTTTTGTAACCTCTGCAGCTTTCAATGGAAATTTCGCATTGTCGGCAGCCGGCAGTACCCAAGACTCTGACGCCAATCCTTTTTACTGTCTTGGAGCCTATCAAGGAGGCCCTAGTCAAGCATGGGGAACTATAAATGAAGTCATAATCTTTTCAAACTTGGCTGCGCCAGAACGCCAGCAAGTTGAGGGTTATTTAGCAAATAAATGGGGCTTAGGTTCTTTATTACCAATTGGTCACGCTGGTAGAAAAGATAGAATGATATTTCTGCCTGGAGGGCCAACATCACGTTCTGGACAATTACGTTTAATCTAGCAAATACAGCGGGATATAGAATAATGACAACATGGAATACTACGAATAATCCAGCAGGGTTTTGGGGTGGAAATTTGGCAAT